GAAGTGAAATTAGTTTACACTACAATTGCAGAATCATTTAAAATTGGTTCAACTGCAACTAAGAAAACTGCAACTAAACTTACTGAAAGTTATGCATCAAAGCCAGCAGCATCTACTGCACCTGCAAAACAAATTATCGCTGAAGATAATTCTGCAGCTGCTAGATTTAAAAAATTAGCTGGTATTATCAAATAATTGGTAATTAAAAATTAATTAAAAAATAAAAAACAAAATGGCAAACTTTAATGTTAAATCATTATTAGAGGCGAAAAATCCTCAGGCCGTAATGTTGGAGCAAACTAGAGGTTTGAAAAGCAAATGGGATAAAACCGGTTTGTTAGAAGGCTTAAAAGAAAGAGACCAACATTCAATGGCTGTATTGTTAGAAAACCAAGCTCAACAATTATTGAGCGAGGCAACTGCAACTGGAACAACTGCAGGTTCAGAAGAATGGTCAGGTGTTGCTTTACCATTGGTAAGAAGAATCTTCGGTGAAATCGCTGCGAAAGAATTCGTTTCAGTTCAACCAATGAACTTACCTTCAGGTTTGATTTTCTTCATGGATTTCAAATATGGTAGCACTCAAAATGGTAGAACTGCTGGTGATTCTTTATACGGTGGTACAGGTGCTAAATTCGGTAGAACTGATGCTGCTTCTGGTGGTCTTTATGGTGAAGGTCAATATGGCTACACTTTAGCACCAACTGCAAGTGCAAACATCACTTCGTTAACTGTATCTGATGCATCTCACGCTGATGTAGGTTTCAATGCTGCATATTCTGCATCTATTGAAGCTAAGAAAATTAGAAAAGTAGTTTTAACTGCTTCTCAATTAACTAACTTAGATTTAGAAGCTATCAAATTGATATCTTTAACATCTAACACTGGTTCAGTAGTAATTCCTGCTGCGGGACAAATTGAAGAATTGGCGCAACATAACTACGCTGGTTCAACAGTAACTTTATTCTTTGAGCAAGCTAATGCTACTGCATTCACAACAGGTTCAAAGACTTTCACAGGTCAATTAACTGCTTCTTATCACACTCAACCAGTATCTTACAATAGAGGTGATTTCGAAGACCAATCTCCAATTCAAGGTGGTGCAAACCAATTGTCTGGAACTAACTTGAACATTCCAGAAGTTGATTTGGAATTAAAGAGTGAATCTATCGTTGCTAAGACTCGTAAGTTGAAAGCAGTATGGACTCCAGAGTTGGCACAAGACTTGAATGCTTACCACTCAATTGATGCTGAAGCAGAATTAACTTCAATGTTATCTGAATACATCTCTTTAGAAATCGACTTAGAAATCTTAGATATGTTGCAAGTAAACGCATTGACTGTTGATTACTGGTCAACAAATGTTGGTGAAGAGTACAACGCTGCAACTGGAGTATGGACAGCAGGTTCAGCTTCTTTGGCTTACCAAAAAGCTACTTGGTTCCAGACTTTGGGTGTTAAATTAAACAAAGTATCTAATAAGATTCACCAATTGACTATGAGAGGTGGAGCAAACTTCATTGTATGTTCTCCTGACGTAGCTACAATTTTAGAATCAATCCCAGGATTCCACGTGAACGCTGAGAAAGATGCATTGCAATTTGCTGCTGGAGTATCAGTAGTAGGTTCAATCTCTAACAGATACACTGTTTACAAGAACCCTTATATGACTTCTAACCAAATATTGTTAGGATTCAAAGGTGCTAACTTCCTTGAGACTGGTGCGGTATATGCTCCGTATGTACCATTGATTATGACTCCATTAGTGTATGACCCAGATAACTTCACTCCAAGAAGAGGTGTTATGACAAGATACGCTAAGAAGATCGTAAGACCAGAATTCTATGGTAAGATTTATGTTAAAGATTTAGCTAACTTGTAATCTTCGGATTCAGTTAATTAAATTCTAACATATTAGAATAAATTAGGGGGTGAGAAATCACCCTCTTTTTTATGTCTTTTTATATTTAAAATTATGAGGTTACATACAATAAAAGATAAGTACGAAATCGGAAAGATTAAGACTTACGAAGACGTTCCAGGATGGATAGGTTGTGCAGAAGATATTTACAAAATCATAATTGATAAATTAGAAGATGGTGATTCTATTGTAGAAATAGGTACGTTCTTCGGTCAATCAACAATCTTTATGGCATCCTTAATAAAGGAAAGTGGTAAAAAAATAAACTTTGATACCATAGATTCTCTTTGGCAAATAGATGCGGATGTGAGGAGGGGTGATCATCCAGCATCTTTTTATGAGTATAGATTTTCAAAAGAACTTACAAACATTCCAATTGATGAATTGATAAAAGCACATTATCGATTATGTGGTGTTGAGGAGTACATCAATCTAATGATAGGAGATAGTAGATGGTTATGGAAATGGTATGATGAAGAATCTCTCAAATTCGTTTATATAGATGGAGACCATAATTATGAAATAGTAAAATTGGATATGGATAATTGGTGGAGTAGAGTTCAAAAAGGAGGATATATGGGAGGTGATGATATAGATGCGTACCCATCGGTTTTGAGAGCTATGAATGAATTGATTGAAAAAGAGAGAATTTCAGAAGATAGAGTTCAGATATTCCCGAATTCTTTTTTAATTCAAAAATGATATTTATAGATATAAAAAACCATAAACTTAAAAATGGAACAATTAGCATCAATATTTTTACATAGTAGAACACAGGCTCACGAATTTCATACAAGAGTAACGGGGCCAGGTTCATTTGCAATTCACAAAGCATTAGAAGAGTATTATACTGAAATAGTTCCACTTATAGATGGTCTTATAGAAGCATATCAGGGCCAATTTGGATTAATTCAATATAAACAAGTTAGTGGATTAGATAACAATGCATCAAAAGAAAACATCATTGCATATTTTGATAAATTAATAACATTCTTAAAATTGGAAAGAAAAGCTGAAAATTTAAAAGAAAGTTGGATACAAAATGAATTGGATAATGTAGTAAAGCTGTTATATTCAACAAAATATAAATTGGTTAATTTGGCTTAACCGCAAATATAAATTAAATGTCCGTAAACTCAACAATAAATCACTATCCTGGATCATCATCATTCGAATCTGGGCAAACTCCATTCGGAATTTATGATGATGATAGTATATTTGGAGAAGATGCTCCGAAGGTTGCATTATGGTGTGCAAGAAGATTAGGTTATCCAATTATAGATGTTGAGTTAATCGATGAACAATTTTTTGCTTGTTTTGAAGAAGGAGTATCGGAATATTCTGCGCAAGTAAATCAATTTAATATAAGAAATAACCTTTCAATTGTAGCAGGCCAAAGTACTTCTACAAATTATACAGGTCAATTAGTTGATGGTTCATTTGTGCCAACTATTGTAAGAATAAGTGATGCTTATGGAACATTGGCAGGAGTAGGTGGAAGAACTGATATAAAAAGAGGTTCGATTTCAGCGAGTGCAAACACACAATCTTATGACTTAAAAGAGTTTGCAGATACGCATGAAAGTGGAAGTAGAATTGAAATAACAAAAGTTTATTTCGAACCAAAACCTGCTTTATCTAGATTCTTTGACCCATATTCTATTAGTGGTATGGGTACTTTAAACATCACTCAGGAGTTCGGATTTAGTTCGTTCAGTACTGCTACCCAATTCGTATTAATGCCATTCTATGAAGACCTTTTAAGAATTCAGGCAATTGAATTTAATGATCAAATTAGAAAATCAGCACATACATTTAATATAGTAAATAATAAATTACAAATATTTCCTGTTCCAACTGCTGACCATAATATATTTTTTGAATATTATGTTAAAAAGGATTTTGAAAAAAATTCAATAACAACTACCCCAAATGTAGTATCCGATTATTCAAACATTAAGTATAGTTTTATACCATACAGAAAGATTAATGATGTTGGAAGACAATGGATAAGAAAATATACATTAGCCCTATCCAAAGAATTATTAGGTGCTATCAGAGAGAAATATAATACTATTCCTATACCTGGTGGAGAAACCACTTTGGATGGTGCGCAACTTAGAGCAGAAGCAACAACTGAAAAGGAAAACCTTATTACTCAATTGAGAGAAAACTTAGAAGAGGTAAGTAGAAAAACTCAATTTGAAAATAAGGCGGCCGAAGCTCAACAACACTTAGAGATGTTACAAAAAGTTCCACTATCAATTTATATAGGATAATATGCCCCGTTTTAATTCAGCTAGAGATATAAAATTTTTTGAGCAGATTTCAACTGAATTGGTTGATGACGTTATCGAAACATTGGTAACACTTTTCAAAGTAAATGTGTTAGAAACCGCATATAATCTGTATGGTGAATCTCTCAATAAAAAGTATTATAGAGGAATGGAAACAACTTGTGTAATAGAAAGAGATCCAACTGAAGCGAACTACGAAGGATTCGGTTCAGATGCTAGTAGAAATAGTAGATTCAGATTTAATCGCCATACTCTTATCGAAAAAGATTTTTATCCTGAAATTGGAGATTATATTTACTTAGATGGTTCGTATTATGAGGTATCAAATGTAAACGAAGACCAGTGGATTGGTGGACAGGGTGGTAGTAAATTCTCAGTTATATGTGAGACATTCTTGACAAGAAACACATCTATTAATTTAGAAGAAATAGTTAGATAATGGCAGATAAAGAATTTTCAAAAATAGTTAAGCAAGATGAATCCAAAATGTTGGAAATATCCTTATTGGATGTTGATACCATTATTGCAAACTATATGGAACAGCACTTAATACCAAAATTAGAACAAAATGGTAATAAGATAAATGTCCCATTAGTTTATGGAAATGCTGAAAGATGGAAATCTGCTCAAAGAGATGGTTATTTAAAGGATAAATTGGGTAAAATTCAATTACCAATTATAATGTTTAAGAGGAATTCCATTGAAACAAATGATTCAATGAGATTTTTAAAAGACCAGAGAGTAACATATCCAACCGTAAAAAAATATTCACAAAAACATGCATACGATAGATTCTCACTATTAAATCCTGATTTCAAAAGAAGATTTGAGGCTTATGATGTGAGAATGCCAAATTATGTAACCTTAACTTATGAGGTTATGTTTTGGACAGGATATACCGAGCATAATAATAAAATAATAGAACAATTTCAATATGCAGATGGAGCATATTGGGGAGAAGATGGTAAATATAAATTTAGAGTAGTTGTTGGAAATTTTGATAATCAACAAGATGTAGGAGCAGGTTCAGAAAGAATAATAAGAACAACTTGCACTTTGACTGTTAATGCATACTTATTACCTAAGAGATTTGATAATCAACCTACTACCCAAAAAGGATTTACAATAAGAAAAGTAATTGTTGGTAATGAAGTTGTATTAAATGGTGGATTGGGAACTGATACAAATGGTAAGCTGACTACAAACTTGGAAAACAAATTAGATTTAAAAAGAAAAGAAATTTTGGGAAATGAGTTGGATAAATCAGATTTAAGATTCGATTCCTAATACCACAATTTTTTAACCTATATATTTATTAAAGAATTCAACAATAAAAACATTAAATGGCAACTTTCCAAATAAGAAGAGGTGGTAGTAGTGCTAAAGGAACTTTAGCTTATGGAGAACCTTACTTGAACGCAGATAGTCAGAGTATAGTTTTTGGAGCTAGTGGTAGTGAAGAAATTACTTTGGTAAAATTAAATACCGGAAAAACCTCATCTTCTAAATGGAGTGGTTCTTTGGCTAACTCAGGTTCATTATCTTTGACTGGAGATATAAGTGCTTCAAATGCATATTTTGCCGGAAATGTTTTTGTAAGTGGAAATATAAAAATTGGTGATCAGACATCTGATATTATTAATGTTGTTGCAACTTTAAGTGGTTCATTAACACCTGATCAATCAACTCTTTATGATATTGGTTCTTCTGCTTACAAATGGAAAAAATTATTTGTTCAAAGTGCATCAATAGACCATATTGAAAATTTAGGAAATATATCAAATATTTCATCTTCATTTGCAAGTTTAAATGCAGCAACTTCAAGTTTATACTCATATACTGCATCTAATGATAATACAAACACAACTCAAAATTCTAAGTTAAATTCATTAGAAAACACAAGTGGAAGTATTAATTCTTACACGGCATCAAATGATACTAACATTACAAGATTATTTGCAACTGCATCTGATCACGAATCAAGAATTCAAGCAAATGAAGGTATTTTATCAACCCACGCTGGAAGATTATTAGCACTACAATCATTTTCGGCAAGTATCAATTCATATACTGCATCTAATAACACTAACATTAGTGCTATTCATATTTCTACGAGTAGTTTAAATTCTTATACATCTTCACAGGATAGTAAGAATAATGCATTATTTACTGCAACCGCATCTCTGAATTCTTATACAAGTTCGAATACATTAAATATAAATGCTATTCATATATCAACTGGAAGTTTGAATTCATTTAGTTCATCGGTAAGTGCAGCTACATCTAGTTTATATTCATATACCGCATCTAATAGTACAAATATTAGTGCAATTCA